CTTGTTACGAAGCACAGTATGCAACAGATAAACTTTATAATTTAGTTAACGGTACAGAAATGTATTGCGTTGAAAGTGACGTAGCGTCACGAATTATCAAACCTAAAAGGAGGACACAATGAAAACAGTAAAACTTACTAAACAAGAAATGTTAATGTTACTTAATGCAATAGGTGAATGGGAACTTTCTACATATGCTGATAGTGATAGCGGAAAAGAATCTGGATTTTCTTCAAGTGAATTAAAATCTATGGATTCAGCAAAACAAGTATTACAAGATATTTTAAATTCTTAACTCAAAATGAGGCGCATCAATAAACGGACGCTTACCTTGCGATCTTCGAAGGTCACAGTATTCATTCAAAGCTTGTTCCATTGTGCCATCATACTCAGCAATATTATTGATATGCCAAGCGGCTCCCCATCTTACAGGAACACCAACATCTTTGGCTGCTGACTTCATAGCATCAGCAATCTCATCATATAATTTTAGTTCCCAACGATCACCAACACCTTTGATATAAGCCATAAGATCTACAGCATGACCATCTAAATGCTTAGACTTCATAGTTTTAGAAGCACCTTTAGCAACCAATGCTCTTTGTTCTTCAATAGTTCTTAATCCACAAATACAAGAAAAGTCCTGTTTGCTAACACCAATAGCATACTTAACTATTGCAACCATGCGCTCATCAACACCTTCAAGCTTTGCTAAACTTCCTTTGCCTAATTTAAAACTCATTTCTTAAATCCTTTCATTGTACGGATACCAAAGCTTGCAGCTATCGAAGCATACATTGCCCAACTAAACCATTGCGGAGCAGCTTGTAAATTCTCAAAGCCTTGTTTCATGTACGGCTGAAGCCAAGGAACAAATGAACCCAAAACAATAGCTATAAAGCAAAGAGTCCAAGCCTCGTCTTTCCAGCTATCTGCACTAGCTTCAATAGCAGCTTGCTCCCAACTGATTTCACCAGTAGCAATCTTCATTTTTGTTTCAGCTTCAGCTGCTTTAACCTTTGCTTTGCTGTCAATAAATGTTGTAGCTAAGTTTGCTACGCTTGAAAGTATACCAATCATTCCGCAATCCTATCTGTCTTAGCTTCTTTACCTAACCACAATGCAAAAGATGCACTAAGCATTGCAGTGACCAGCGAAACGAACGCGCTCTGTTGAGTTGTTGGATTGGGCAAAGTCATAAACCATAAACAAACTTTCCAAGTTAAAATAATTTGACAAAGAAATGCAAGTCTAGGCAGTATTTTTAATTGATCTATCGCGCTTGCAGTCAATTTTACCATTACAAACTCCTCTTGCTATGCGCCTTTCACTTGTTTGTATAATCTCAAGACATTTTACCGCCATACTTGAATGAGTTACAATAATCTCTGCTTTCTTTGCTTCGATTTCACACTCTTCTTTGTCAGAAAATGTTTTTATTTGGTAATATTTTAAACGATCTGTGTTTACAAAATGTAAAAATACTAAAACATAAATCATGGTAAATAGTCCCAAATGTCTAACCAACCCATATAATGCAAATAAGCTGTAGAGCCAATAACAGCCGCCGTGAGTAATAAAACAATAGATGCCGCAGTTAGTGCTAGATCAGCACGATCTTGCGCCTCACGCCTCGCCCTAGCCTCTGCCTCACGTTTTTCAGCTAAAACTTCTCTACGCATTTTTAACAAAGTATTCCAGTGAGAAGGTCCAAGCGATTCACAAATAAATTTTTTCAATTCTTCTTCAGCTTCAGCTGCTTGCCTTAATTTCTGAAACCGCTCCATAGCTATAGCGTTTACACTTTTACTCGAAACACCTTTTTTTTGTAATTGTTTTTTTGCATTGTCGGTTGCGTCAAAGAATTGTCCAATTTGTTTAGATAAACCTGCTACAGATTTACCAGCAGCTAGTCCTGTTTTGATACCAGCAAGAATTGTAATTGGGTCCATAACTACATCGCATCTTTTCTAGAAAACTCCACAGTTTTTTCTAGTATAGCTATCCTAGATTGTAGCTTAATAATCTGCATCATATGATCTGCCATGCCACCAAGATCTTCCCAGATCATTTCTGTTTCTTCCCAAAGATCATTAAGATCTTTTTCTATATCATCTAATTTTTCACTGTTAGCTAATATATCCCTCTGCATATTAACTTTATCTTGCACTTCTGATTGTGCAGAAAGCTGAGAAACAGTAGATTCTAAATTAGATATTGTTGATGCTTGTTGTGCAGTCCACCAAATAAATCCACCAATTTGAAGTATAACTACTCCAATTATTCCAATGCTTACTTTTGGTAGACCATCCACATAAACACCTATTCAGCCGCTTCTAATGCTGCTACTTTTGCGCTTAACTCTTGAACTGCTTTAATCAAAGGCATAACAAACATTTCATAAGAAACCCCCTGTTGATCACCATGACCTTGTGCAGTATGCCAACCAGCAAAATCTGTAATGTTATGGGTTTCCATTGCCGTTTTTACTTCTTGAGCAATAAGCCCATACATTTTATCAGTATGTGTTGCTTCAGTTTTTTCTGCATCATAACTTAAAAAGTTTTCTGGATGTTCAGACGGAGCTTTCCATTTATAAGTAACAGTTCTTAAATCATTAATAAAAGCTAAACCGCAATCAGTATTTGTTTGAATATCTTTCTTTATGCGCTCGTCTGATGTCCGTGTCCAAGTAGCGTTTGAAGAAGGATCATTATATACTCTGCCATCACTATTATTGCCAAAAGTAATAAAACCAGCACCAACACTGTCTACACCTGACCCTATCGTAATTTGCTTGTCTGAACTACCAGCATAAGTAGTTGTGTTATAACCAATCATAACATTTTGATCAGCTTCAGTGGTCATACCATCACCAGAGTTACGACCAACACAAACATTATTATCAGAATCACTGGTTAAATCATCCCCAGCACTATAACCAATTAGGACATTTCCATTGCCAGTTGTCAGATTATCTCCAGCAAGGCCACCCATTAAAGTATTATAATAACCCGTTGTAACCGCCAGCCCAGCACCATACCCAGCAGCAGTATTATAATAGTTGTTAGAAGTGCTTCCCGATGCTTCTTGAACTTTTAAAGCAGTAGCTCCAACGGCAACAGAACGACTACCATTTACATCAGTACTTAATGCTTGAACTCCAATAGCAACATTTGCATTACCTACAGTCAAAGCATCTCCTGCCTCGCCACCCATTATAGTATTTTCTGCGCCTGTGGTAATTTCTTTTCCTGCATGAAATCCAACTGCCGTATTTATATTGTCAGTTGATGTAGAAAAATTTTGATTAGCTAACGCTTCATAGCCAACAGCTACGGCTCGGTTTCCTGCTACATCTAAACTTAATGCTTTGTAACCTAACGCTGTGTTGTACTGACCAGTAGTTAGTGCATCAGCAGTATTGGAACCTAAAAAAGTGTTTTGATTACCTGTCGTAATTGAAAGTCCTGCATTATTACCAATAGCAGTATTGTGAGAATCTGTTGCACTTGTAAAATTTTGTGTTTTTAATGCTCGTCTACCTATTGCTGTAGAATGACTTCCTTGTGTATCAGTGCTTAACGCCTCATAACCCATAGCAACATTATGTCCACCTACAGTTAAAGCATCACCTGCAAGACTACCAACAATAGTATTAGATACGCCTGTTGTAATTGTATTGCCTGTTGCATAACCAATAGCTGTATTATTACCATCTGCTCCAGCATTAAGAGTTTTTAAAGCTTGATAACCAACAGCAACATTATTACCGTCACCATCTTCTGTTTTTAATGCTTCATAACCAATAGCAACATTTTTGCTTCCAGAGCTTAATGCAACCCCAGCATCTTTACCAATAACAACATTGCTTGCTCCAGATGTTGCGGCTCCTAAAGCATTTGCACCAACAGCCACATTATCATGACCTGTCATAATGGCACTGCCACCAGCATTATAGCCAATTAATGTTGAGTCATCAGCTGTTGTTGCAGCATCACCAGCTTTAGAACCTACAATAACATTTCTGCTACCTGATGTAATATCATGTCCGGCCTCAGTTCCCAAGGCTACATTGTCAGCACCAGAATCATTTGCATTAAGAGCCTGATGTCCTATTGCAGTATTATCTGTTGCAGTGGTTGATGTCGCCAAAGCTCCACTACCAACGGCAACATTATTAGCACCAGTTGTATTTGCTTTAAGTGCATCTTTACCTATTGCCACCCCATCACTAGCTGTTGTGTTTGCTGTAAGAGCATCATGTCCAACGGCTGTGTTATTACCGCCTGGACTGCTAGAGTCTAAACTATCGAGAGCTGTGTTTCCTAACACAACATTGTTTGTACCAGTCGGAAAGTTTCCTACACCAATTTTAAAACCACCAGCCGTTGATCCATCGTGAATACGAACCTGATTAGCTGTTGTGTCAAAACTAAGTTCACCTATAGCACCAGTAAACGAATTGTTCTGCGCAGCAGTGCCTCGCCTTAGTTGTACTTGTATAGCCATTTATACACTCCCATAATCATTTGTAGATGTGGTTGCATTAGCAACACTGCCATAATCATTAATAGCAGTTAATGCTCCTGAGTTAATATTAGAAGCTACCAAATTAATATTTGCTATACTTCCAGCAACGTTGCCTATATCTGTTGCATCATTAGCAACAGCAGTAATATCGGAACTTATTCCACCGCAAGCTGCTACACTGGCTGAGATCCCAGCGACAGTATTCACATTTGAAATTGCTCCAGCCACTGTTCCAATGTCTGAAGCATCAGCAGCTACAGTATTAATATTAGAAGCATTTCCCGCAACAGAAGTAACATTAGATGATATTCCAGCAACAGTTGTAACATTTGCTTTTATTGCAGCCAAGCCAGATATAGCATCAGTTGCTGTTGTTCCATCTTCAATATCTGCAAGTGATGCAATATCGGTAGATATATCTGCTAATGTTTGAACATCTGAAATTTGTGGACCAGCTTCAGCCGCTCCCGTTGTAAGATTAAAACCTAAAACTTTACCTTTTCGAGAAGCAAGTAATGGTACTTGTGTATCTACTTCTGAATCATAATCAATAAGTTTTAAAGATCTATCGCTTTGATCTTTTAAATCAGCAGCAATAGCAATTAGTCTATCTAACTCTGTATTCAATGAAGCTATGTTAAATGGCCCAGAAGAAGGAAAATCTGTTGTTCGATCTAACCCAATAGATCTAGTAATTATAACTGTAGATCCACCAGTTGCACCAGTAACAGATATTGTAACTGTTCCAGTAGACCCATCACCACCTGTTACTGAATAATGTGTAGTTAATGTTTTTAATGTTCCATCAACATAAACATTTAAATCTGAATTAGCAAAAAATTCAAATGGTACAGTAAAAGAAGTTTGAGTTGCACCTTGAGCAACCGTATAAGAAATTCTTGGATCGTTATCACTTAAGCTAATTGTCATAGTTCACCTCTTTTGTGTGAAATAGCAGTGAACAAATAAAGTGACAACGCACAAATTAGTATCTACCAAATCCAACAAAACCACCATCTTCATCTATTGCATCGTCTAAAGCTGAAGTCATGTTGTTTACTAAACCGTGAATAAACCAAAGCCGCATATATGGTAATGCTCTAATAGTTTCTTTAGCACCTTGTCCAAAATCTCCTGTGGTCATTTCAACAAAACCATCATAATAATCTTTTAGTATTGATGGACCTGCGCCTCCTACCCCTGTTAAAGCATTACCAATGCCTTGCTCTTCTGGAAACTTTTCTTTTACAAAACCTTCTAAATAGTTTTCACCAGTAAGTGCCATTGATGTAGCAATGCTTTGATAAAAGAAATCTGTGTAAATAGCAGCCGCACCAGAATAATCAAAAGCTCTTATAAATTGATCTGTGTAAGATAAACTATCCCAAGCTCTTTCACTACCTTTTGATGTTTGTGATTTTAATTCTAAGCTAAGATATGCTAAACCAACCATCCACATAGTACCAAAAATTGGTGACTTCATTTGACCAGTTGTGTAAGCTGCAATAGTTTTATTTATATTTGCTAATGTATATCCATAAAACTGAAAAGGTAAACTTAAAAGCTGGTTTTCAATTCGAGCATAACCTTTGTACTTTGCATCTTCTTTCATACCAAACTGTCTTGCAACTCTCATTGGTATCAAAGCAACACCATCAGCAATGCGTGGTCGATCAGCAGAAGTACCCATCATAATAGTGTTTAAAACACCAGATGACAAAGATTCTCTAAATGTTGCTTGTAGCTCTAAATCAGTCCACTCATCTGTGTTTGCATAAATAAGACCAGAGTCACCACGCTCCCATTTAGTTCCCTTTTGAAATGCTAGTTTTTTTGCGTCTTCACTAGAAATATTGTTTCTTCTTAAATATTCTAGTTCCCACTTTTTTATTTTAGGTAAGTTAAACTCTTTAGCTAGTTTGGGATTATGTTCTTTGATAGCCATAGAAATAAGGCTGTCTTGTCTTATTGTGCCATCTAATCTTTTTAACGCTTTAGTAATTGGTGTAAGTAAATTTAAAACATAAAAAGCATCTTTGCCTCTTTCCCATACGCTATGGTATAATGGGTTAGCAAACATTTCATCGCTAAATCGCATGCTTGTACTTTGTAATGCACCTTCTAATGCTTCACCAGCTTTAGCTGCTTCATCGGCTGCAAGCTTAATTTTTAAATCATTCCTAGATAAAATAGTTCTAAGGGTACGACCAACACCATGCTCTGCCATAATTCGACCTAGCTCTGATATAGATGAAAATCCAACACGACCCATATAATTTAGAGTTGCAAAATCTTTAATTATTCTTGCAGTTTTTGCTGATGTTGAGTGAGGTTCTCTTACTGGTGTATTCATAACTCTATCGTAAGATGTACGAATATCCGCTATTACTTTATTAGCTTTATCGTAGCTCATACCAGATGCAATCAAATCATCAAAACGATCTTCAGCTACATCATCAAAAGTTCTGCTTCCAAATTTAGCAGCAAAAGAATAACGAGGCGCAACCTTCATAGTGTACGCCATAAATGTTGTCATAGGATTTGTTTCAATAAAATCTTTTACAAGATAGTTAGGTATATCTAACTGCCTATGCATAAAATGTTTTGATTTGCCGTAACCAAAAAAAGCATTTTCAAAACTTGTTTCATCATTCATTCCAAGAATGTTATCTATTGTTTTGTTAACTCTTTCTTTTATATCTTCAGGTCTAGTGCTTGCTCTAATTCTTTCTATTGGATTATCAGGCGACCATTTAATAACCTCTGGATTTTCTTTAAACCAATCATAAAGAATTCTATAAAAATCTTGTCTATTCTTTTTAATGTAATCTTTTTTCCAATACCTTGGATGAAAAATAGTTTCGTTAGGTGGTTTAATACCTGCTGTTTGTTGAGATAACTCAACGTCATCTATGGTAGCTAGTATGCCATCATAGTGCGCTTTGTACATAGAAAGCCGTTCTTGAACTCTTTTTAAATGTTTCATCTCATTTTTGCTTAGTCCAAGTTTTCTACCTGACTTTGATCTTGCTTCGTATCCTTTAATAATACCTTCGTTTCTTTTAATAACTCCTGCCCAAAAAGTTTTTTGCTTTTTAAAATGATCAAGTGTCCCAATAAGTCCTGTGTCTCTTAATCTATTTTCCCATTTTTTAGCAAAAATATTTAAAGAATTAATTAGCTCTTCTTCTATAGCGTTATCGCCCTTTAGCCCATCAATTCGCTTTTCATTAATTCTTGTTATAAACTCATCAAACTTTCTTTGTTTACCCAAAGGGTAATCTAAAAATTTAATTACACCTTCAGATTGAGCGCGACCAAAAGCACTTAACATTTTACTATACAAAACAGCAAATTCTGCTCTGTACTTTGGTTGATCTATATGAACAGATCTCCCAAGCGTTTGACCATTTACATGAGCATTATGTAACTGTCCCAAGTCTCCATCTATATCATACTGAAACTGCTTAACCTCTATTGGCACTTCATCATTAAGCATTGTTCTTTTAAATGGGCTTGTTGCAAACTTAAAAAACCAACTGTCAGTGTACCAATTTTTTACCAATGAAGGATCTGCTGGAGAGTCGCTCATTTTATTAATAAGCTCATCGGTTTCTTTTGTTGTTGTTTTAACAACCTGTGGAGCAGAACGATTTTTAATTAATCCAGCTAAACTACCAAGAGTAAATCCTGCAATACCAGATGTACCAATATTCAAAGCAGACATTGTAGGATCTCTTCGAACAGGATCTGATGCAGATTTAATAACCTCTTCAGCAGTAGATAAAGCAACATTGAACTTTGCTACATTCATACCTGTTTGCAAAGCTGTTTTACCTACACCAAGCGGCAATGATACTAAATTAATAGGATCAAAAAATGATGCAATAATTATATTGCCTATAGAAGAATTAGCTAAAACATCTTGTCTTGCTTTAGATCTATCTAGTCTATTAACTAAATAATTAAAATGATCTTCGCTTCGAGCAAACATAAGGTTAAAAGCATACTTAGAATATGATTCATCTAAGTTTCCAACAGCATCTACAACATCAAAATCAGGATCATAATCTAACATGTCATCACCCATCATTGTAAAGTTTTCAATAAAAGGCGACCACTCACCAAGTAAAGCCCCTGTGGTTTCCCACAAAGTTGCTTTGTTATCTCTCGCTAAAGGGTCTTTGTCTGTTGCTAAAAACGGCGTAACTGAATAAGCATCAATCATAAATCACCTAATATAAGGGAACAGGTTTAGATCTGTCACCACCAAGAAGAGTTGTTGCGTCGTCAAACAATCTTTGTAAACCCTCTAAACCTATAGCATCTGTTACAGAACCTGCTGAACCTAAATAATTTTTGAACTCATCTTTTATTTGAAAAGCAGCCGTAAACTCTTTATCTGTACCTTCATTAATAGTAATAGATTGTAACTCATAATCACCTATCTCGCTTACAAAAACTAACTTCATTGGCATAAATGTTTGATCTTCGGCTCTTACCAACTCTGGAAACATAGGAACTAAAACAGTAGGAATAAAACCTTTTTCAGAACTAGAAGGATCAAATATTTTACCAATACCTTTTTCATTTACATGATCATACAAAGTGTAACCAAATTTATTAAGCTGTCTTTCAACACTTGTTACAAAAAATTCTTTTTCTGGTGGACGAAGATATGCGCTCAAAGCATGGCGTGTTTTATTTTTTGCACCAAGAGGTCTTGATGAATCAAATACATATTGAGCTTGTTTATATCTTGTTTCAAACTTTTGTTTAATCTCTGCTTTAATTTGATCATCAGATAAATTCGAAGCAAGCAATATATCTGTATACATACCAAGCTCAACTGAAGCCATAACATCATAATCATTACCAAGAAGATTTCTTAAAAATTCTTTTTGAGTTTTTACTTGTCTTCCTTGATTTCTTGTTCCGTAAAGTATTTCTTTTCTAGCTTGGATATCTGAAGCACTAGGCTCGTCAAAAAGTTTGTTTACTTCTGTCATAGCTTGAGCAGCATTTGATGTTCTTCCCATACGTCTACTTGCTAAAGCGTATCTTAGTTTTAATTCTGTTTCATCGTCTAAGAATCCATCTGTAACATTATGTATTGTCCCATCAGGATATGTATATTGGTATAGCCTTCCAAAGAACATAAGTAAGTTATCAGGATTTTTAGCTATACCCATTCTTGTAAAACTTTTTAACTGATTAACAATATCTTCTGGCATATACTTTGCAGCAATTTGCATATTTTGTTGTGTCCAAGTTTTATCGTCACTAATATCAAACCCTGTTTGATTTAATATTAATTGAGATATTTCACTACCTTTGTTATTAGATAGACTTTGATTTTCAAAAGCTTTGACGTTGTTATATTTTTCAAGGTCTTTTTCTTTTTTTAATTCTATTTGACTTCTATCAACTGCTATTTTTTCTACCAAAGATGTTAATTCTTTTTGACTAGAAACTGGTAAGCCTTCTAAAATTGTATCAACTTTTTCTCGAGTTGATTGTTTTAAAAATCCTGCATCACCTGTTAACATGTAATACTGAACTTCTTTCATAAACGCAGCATCATGTGATGGAGAAGAATATAAAAAAGATAACAAATTTTTTCGAGCGTTTTCTTTATCTACTGCTGTTGTGAGTTTTAATCTTTGGGTTAGTATTCCTTCAAAGCCTTTAGTTTGTTTATCAAACTTAGTAAAAAACTTATCAACATCTTTATCATCAAGTTCACCATTTCTAACACCAACAAGAACATCTTGAAACTCATTTACTAAATCAAAAGTTATTTCTTCTTGTTTAATTTGTGCAACTGTAGCACTTGCTGCTTGATTAATAGTTGCAGAAAACTGTCCTGTTAGATTTTCATCAAAACCATATTTACTTAAAGCAAGAATAACTTCTTGTTGTTGTGGGGTTGAAGCAGCAAAAGCTTCACTGTTTACATCCATTGTAGAAAGAGCAGATATAAAATTATCTGGCTTTCCTCCTGAAGCTGATGCTCTTTTAATAAATGGCATAGCTGTTTGAATCATAGCATTATTTTTTATTGCTTCTCCTTCACCAGCTTTAAACTCTGGATTAAATCTTACTTCATTATCTATTTGTTTAACTAAAGTTTCATATTCACTAAATGAAGCAGACACACTTTTATCAATATTACCATTGTCTAAAAAAGCTTCTTGAGCATTTTTAATAGATCCAATAACTAAATCATCTATTGCTTCAGTTGCACCAGTTTTAAATTCATCTTCGCTTAATTGAAAATCTCTAGTTTGTTCAATTCTTTTACGTTCAGCTTCTTGCCTTTCAATAATTTCAACACTTGTTATGTCTTGGAAAACAGTGGCTATTTTTCTTTGAACTTCAACTTGATTATTAGCATTAATTAAATCTCTTAATAAAATAGTTTTAGTTTTATCACCTGCTTTGTATTCAATTGTTTTATTTAAAAGATTTTGTACTTTTTTATTGTTTGAAATTTGACCAGTAGATATTGACTGTTCAAGCAAAGCTCTTTCTAAAGCAGTAAAATTTGAAGCTTCCGTTGTTATATATGATGCAGCCGCAATACCTGCTGCTTCATTAAAATATGATTGACTTGCTCCTTTTCTAAATAGTTGAGCATCTTCTCCTTCTTTAGTTGCTGTTGCTCTTTCATAAGCAAAAGCTACAGCATCAGATAAACCTTTGTCACCTTGAGCTGATAACATCGCAATTGAAATTTTTGCTTCACTATTTTGTGAAGAAATAAAATCAGCATTATCTTGCCGAGATCTTTCCCTTTGTTTTTCAAGAAGACCTATATAGGTTGCTTCTTGAACAGCACTTCCGACTGTTTCTATGTATTGTTTGAATCGACCATCAGAACCTTTTGATAAACCACTAAGATAAGATTCCATTTCATTTTGAAAGCCAAGAGGGTTTCTAGCATGTTTTACTCTAAGATTCTGAGCCTCAAGTCGAATATCATTATCCATTGTTTCAATGAATCTTCTTTCAACTACTTCCTGAAACTTTAATCTTGCAATTCTTCCATATCCTTCTGGAACTTGCAAAGCCACAGGATTACCATCTTCATCAAAAGATCTAAACTTAGAAGCGTCTAATGCAGCGGCTGCATCTGCTCCTGCTTTTTCAGCATCTTCTGCATCTATCTTATATGCAGCTTGTCGTAATGCTTCACCTGCATTTTGCAGTGAGCGACCTATTGCACCAGCATCAGTATCAAAACTAACAACACCTATTCGCTGATTAGTAGCTGTACCTTTCCTTCTAATTACTTGTGCCATTTAAACCTCATTTTGATGTAGCTTGCATACTATGAATACCTGACATAAAATCAGAAGCTGCACTAATTCTAATAGCACTTGCTCTATTTTTACCTCTTTGAACTTCAAGTAAGCTTTGAAGAGTTGCTTTTGATTTTTCCATAGTTGCTTGACTTGCCATTATACGAAGATCATCAAATGTTATATCTTTTTGAGAATCCATAAACGCAGTAACGCTTTGATCAAAATCTCTATTTTTAAGTAAAGCACCTTCATTGTATGCTATATCATCAAACATCTGGGCATATCGTTGAGTTTGTGCTTGAGCAGCAGCAGCCTCACCTCTAATACGATCAGTAATCATATTCTCAGCAGTATCTTTACTTTGTTGTTCTTCAGCACGAGCTTGTTGCATTGCACCCATAAACTTCATGCCTATACCTATAACCTGAAATACTGACATTAAAATATTAACTCCGCTACTAATCCATTTAATTGTAAATCTAATGGTGAATCCTGTGATATAGTTACTTTTGGATCTCTATCATAACCTAACAATCTAAATTCTTTTTTACCAGTAAATGCTGTTAATTCTGTTGATAAGTCATCAGTAACATTTCTTATTATCATAGATGTATTATTAACTTTACATGACAAAGTATTATTCAAATCTAGATATACACTTCCAATACCTCTTGGTGTTCCTGTTACTGGCCCAGTTGTAACAGAAGCATCTATAGGATTTGTAGTTAATTCAACATCAAAACTATATCCAATTTGAGCTGATATTAAATTAGAATCAACAGCAGAAACATCTACATTTCCACTAGCAACAGTAAACTCACCTATATAATTATTACCACTTACAACTTTAACTGTAGCACCATTAGCAAACACAGATGATACATCAAAAACACCAGAAGAGCCAGAAAAGTTTTTTGCATTATCTAAGTTAAATGTTGAGTTAAACTCACAAAGAGTAATTCTTTTTGTGCCAGCCCCATCATCATATTCCACATTAGCAAAAACTCTATCATCAATTGTAACAGTAGAATGAAAAACTCCATCAGTTATAAACTCAACCCAACCAGCACGTTTTTCAATTCTATTAGAATTAAATACTGAAAGAGTTCCATCATTATTTAATATGAACACATAGCTTTCTGATCGAGACAATGCTCCATATAATGTATTCATTTCTATAGGTGTTTTAATTAAATGCGATGAAATAGTTGATATAGCTGTAGATATATAAGCAGCTTCAGTATCACTAAATAAATATTCTCTTACAATTTGACCACCTTTCTGAACAAACAAAGTTGCACCGTCAATAGGTTGGGGTCTTTCAAATCCAGAACCAAAAGGCGTTTGCAATTTTATTTGTGCATTTGTTGGTGTTAAAGGTTGATTTTGAAAAGCAGGTACAAAAAACTCAGCAGATGCAGAAAACACTTGAAGATCTCTATTAGAGACTAAATGACGTATTTGTTGCACTTCGCCAACAGCCGCAGTCAAATGTATAGCTTCATTATCTTTTGCATCAGCTACATCAAAATTATAATAACGAGCAATCTTACTTAGCCATATAGAATCTGGTTGTCCTAATGTTCCACCAAAAGCCAAACGATTTTCATGAAATGTAACAGCAGCAGGAAAACCTCGAAGAGCAGAATATGATTGCTCATCCCAGCTTGTCGTTGGTGCGTGTGTTGTTACTGTTGGTGTCCCACCCCCAAGTTCAGAAGCATTTGAAGTTCCACCAGCAGTAAAAGTAAACACATCACTACTTATAATACCTGTTACAGTTCTTGTTCCATTAATATTAGAATTAGTTATTCCACCAACAGCATTAGCATCTGCAAAATCAATTGAATCATTTACGGACATACCATGATTAGCAAGAGTTACTTCTACAGTTGCTGACCCGTTGTTTGTTCTTAATGAGTCTGGGCTTAATCTTTTTTTCAAAGTATCTTGAACATTACCTGTTGCAACTGTGCTATTTGTTACACCAGTAATAACAATTTCATTTCCATTATATCTAATAGTTGTACCTATATGTTTTGATGGTGAATCAGTATTCCAATAAGCAGAACTTGTTGTAAGAGTTATTCCATTACCACTTGTTGCAGAAGGATCTAAAGTCATACCAGCAGTTTGAAATGGATAATATGGTTGAAAAACAACCTTATCATCTGATCTTGCATCAAAAACAAACGGCTCAACATGAAATGTTGTAAGCCCAGTTCTTACAATTGCTTGAGGCATAAATGTGTTATGAGCAATAAACATAACATCACCTGCTTGAGCATAAGTATATTCGTGTAAATAGTCGTGATCAAATAATAATGTAGCAGAATTAATATCTTGAGTTAAAGTTTGAATAGAAGATACAGCACCAGTAGAGGCGTTGATCTGAAATATTCTTAAACTTTGATGTTGCAATGAAATAATATATTGCTCATCATCAGAAAATATAAATGGTAACAATCTACTTTGTTGTTTTTTACTTGTGTCTACAGTTATATCTGTAAATTTGTGAATAAACTCTAAACCAGATCTTTTAATTACACCGCCTTCAGATCTTAAAAAAAAATTTTTTACTCGTTGTGCAGATTGATTATAGATTGGCGAATCTGTTCTTGATGTTAAAGATGGGCTTACCTCTCCAAACGAAAAGTTAGTTATTGGTATTCTTACTTTTTGCATTATGTTCGCCTATTAACAATAAATCTACTTGTTGTAAGCTTCCTTGTTGTTTGTTGTTGTGAATCTAAATTTCTAGCTTTCATCATAGTAGTTGCTGCTTGTTGAGACATAAGAGTAGCAAGAGATTGATCTCGTGCTAAAGATAAAGCAAAAACAGAAGCAAGCTCATATTCCACAGCTAATGTAAAATATGAAGGCCAATCTTCTTCATTAGCACGATAAGTAAAATCAAGAACTAAACTTGCAGAAGCGTCCTCATTGCAAAAAAGTTTATCACCGTATGTTTGATACTCTACTGGAAAATCATTTACAGTAACAACATGAGTCATTAACCATCCGCTAGGCAGTTGATATGCCGCATCGAAGCGACCTGTTGGTGCTTCAGTTAATCTATTTAATACAACTTGATTTGTTGCAAATCTCCAACGTGTATTAACCAATGAAGCTCTAGCAACATCTTCATACATATTAGAAGAAACTAATGCTTCATTATTACCATCATCAAAAGAAGAAATAGGATCTGCGCCTATTAGAATAAGAGCGCGGCTACATACATCTACTGGTGAACTTGCCGCCGTACTTGAAACCGCCATATAAAATCCTCAAAATTTATATCCCCCTATCGCAGTGCGAAGCCTAACCAAGGGGGAAGACTGGGGCCGAAGCCCCAACCTATTAGTCGCTATCAGTTTCAGCTACTGCTGTACCATCAGATACGTCAACAACAGTACCAGTATTAGACAATACTGTTACAAAACTTGTTGTTGGTGCATTAGTATCATGCACTATGATCATATCACGAACAGCAAGCATATTAGCTGAGTCGTTAAAGTAACCAGCAGTATTTACTGTAGCTATCGCATCAGTAGTTGTGTATCTCCACAAACTACCATTTGAGTCGCCACCAATACGAGTTAGTCCAGTTGCACTATAAGCCATTTTCTAACCCTCCTAGTTATTATCTAGCAGTTCGTATATACCATTGTCATCAATGACAACAGAACCCATTGACATCATTGATGTCGCTAGGTGGGATACTTTTTCTGCTACATAGTTTACTTCAGTCTGAACATCAGAGTTCACACCAATTCCAACTGCTCTCATGTGGTAAACAAAGTTCTTACCACCAGCCACAGCCGATGTTGAAAAGATCTTGAAGCCCAAGAACTCTTTCATTGTCATACCGCCAGCAAACGGTAGGTTTTGTGGTCCAACAAAATCACTGGAAGCAAATTCTGTAATATTAAACAGATCTGCAAAACCAGCAGGGGACATAGCAATATAGCGTTGCCCATCTTCTGGAATACTTGCTGTTCCAAATGTTTCAAAAGCTGATAGTAAGTCTGCTTTTTCAACGGCAGATGATGTATCGTGTAACTGAGTTGAGTTAGCACCAGCATCCATAGCTGTTGTAATTAGCTCATCAGTTTTACGACCCAATGCAGCAGCAGCACTTTCAGCAATAGCTTGACGCTCGTTGATATTTGTTTTCAACTCGTCAAGTTTAT